GTGGGTTCCTTCCCACTCCGCAACTCCTGTCGCGAGATAAATTGAACATGGCACTAATAGAGACGCAGAACCAAGTAATTACGCATATCCAGTCTTCGTCCTCCCCTTCGGGGAAAACGTTTGATAAGAAGCTGTTTACTGTGTTTATGTCTGATCTTGAAGTAACCAAAGATTCGAAAAACTCTCCTCGTGTCGACGGAAAACTTGTTCTCAAACCTCAACCTTACACTCTTTACAAAGTGAAAAGGGTATCGGAGCCGTACACGGTCATTCACAACATACAAGTTGGCGATACTACCTATTATAGCTCCAGGCAAGATATCCAAAGGTCATGGTACCCAATATCACCTAATTTATGGAAAGATGCTCCGGCAATTGCTAGAGATAAAGCCATTCTTAAGTGGTACAACGAGGTATCATCCCAGAAGACAAACATTCTGGAAATGTATGCTACAAGGCAGCAAACTGTCGATATGATTACCGGTGCTGCTCGCTCTATAGCGGGTGCTGCTGGTGCTTTACGTCGCGGTGATCTGCGAGGTGCAGGACGCTATCTAGGTGTTGGGGATTTCAAACCAAAGTCGCAGAATTTTAGCGGCAGATGGTTAGAACTCCAGTACGGATGGCTCCCATTGATAGGCAGCATTCACGCTGTTATTGATGAACCTTCATTGCCGCTCACTAGAGTGGTTACTTGTAGAGCAACTGAAAAGGTTCCCTATGAGGTTAAAGGGTATCCTCAATACGACCTCTACCAAAAGGCTTCTTTTAACCTGAAGGTACGGGTTACCGCGCAAGGTAGAATAACTCTATCTGACTCGGCCCTCGCCAACGCGCAAGCTTACGGTATTACGAACCCTTTGCTATTAGCATGGGAACTCTTGCCGTACTCCTTTGTCGTTGATTGGTTTCTCCCGATAGGTAACTATCTAAACGCTCTGACAGCATTGTCGGGTGTTGTTGTATCTGACGCCAATGTTACTACCACTCGATCATTTAATGGTCATTGGGTAACTTTAGGCGGTAATGCTCAACCCTCGTTTGCTTCAGTTACCCCTGGGTTTAATCGTATGGAGTACATAAATAAGGTTCGCACCTTAGGCATGCCATCTATACCAATCCCACGTGTTAAAAGCCCAATATCCACCACCCATGCGTTGAATGCTATCGCCTTATTGGCCGAAGCATTTAAACGGAGATAATGATGCAAATTGCAAACATCGTTCTCGCTGACGGCCAAGCCGTTCCAGCAAACAAGACGTTCGAGCCTTTTCGCGCGCAGAATGGAGATGCCCAACCCGCCGAATGGTGGGAGAAATCTTCAACAACCATTAACGGCTACAAACGCTTAACTGCGATCGTGAAGCGTAATGCTTCATCGAAGGCGACTAAAGTGACCTTAATGTTAATAGACCCGACCTTAGCGGTTACGGCGCCTACGACTAGTTCTGGTATTCAACCAAATCCAACCGTTGCATTTAATTGCATGGGAAAGATTGAGTTTACTTTACCGGACGCTTGTACTGCCCAAAACCGTAAGGATATCTTAGCTTACGCTAAAAATCTCCTTAGTAGTGCTGTAGCTACAGACTTGGTTGTTAATACAAGTCCTCAATACTGACTACTTCCCTTAAGGGTTTATAGATTATGAGCAATTCTAATCAGGTGAAGCGCAACGTTTCACCAAAGGTCAAAAGTTTAGACTTCGACTTGGTTCTCCACGAGTTGTTAGAGGTAATTGATACCCCGAAAAGCTTAGCAATATCCCTCCTGTTGAGAAACAAGGAGTTCTTGCAACTTTTCTCGGTTGATTGTAAACCCTCCGACTATTGTGCTGCCATCGATTGCGAAGCAATTGAAATGTATCGGAAAGATAGCCAAGCTATCGCCTTAGTGAAAAAGAACCCAAACATCGGGAACTCTATTAACTTAAAGCGTGTTGCTATCCGGAAGTTCATTGCGGCTGAACGAAAGTGTAAAGAGACAAATGTCTATCTCCGAACCTCGTCGTACGTTGGTAAAACCAACCTGGCTGGATATTTATTCCATGCTCAGAATTTTGTACGAAAAGTATTAGGTGCTAGTCCACGTATCGTTATGCCTGACTTTGGCCCGGGTGCCTCATCGGCCTGCAGAGGTTTTGATTCGACTTATATCGACAAACTGAGAACAAATCCCGAATGTACAATTGGTTGTAGGCCTATCGTTGCTGCTGTACTAAACAGGCTAATGCCTGGATACTGTGCAGCAATTGACGGACGCAATGGGTCGAAAACCATAGCAGACGAAGAAATACAAGTAGTTTCCGGTAACCGCTTCACAACTGTCCCTAAAGACAGTCGCGGTGACCGTGGAATCTGTATTGAGCCCCATGGGAACATTATCGTCCAAAAAGGGATTGGGAATTACATCAGAGCACGTCTCCGTAAAAAGGGATGGGATCTAAATAATCTCGATCTTCTCCATGGGTGGTATGCTGAACAGGGTTCTAAGTTCGATCATCTTTCAACGATCGATCTTTCGTCCGCATCAGATACTATCTCTTATGAGTTGGTGAAAGCATTACTTCCTGGTGATTGGTTCATTTTATTGGACCGTTGCCGGAGTCGCCGTACCCAACTTAAGGGATCTAACTTGAAATTGGAAAAGTTTTCCTCAATGGGAAACGGATTCACGTTCGAGTTAGAGAGTTTAATATTTTTGAGTTTATGTCATGCTGTTTCACAACTACATGGCGGCGCTCTGGATACTATCTCGGTGTTTGGTGATGATATAGTTATCGACAGGTATCTTTCGAAGCATCTTATCGACGTTCTGAAAGAGGTCGGTTTTG